TTCAATCGAAGGCATCGGGAAAGCAGTCAGGACGCTCTATATCGGCTTCTCTGCTCATATTAGATGAGGCGGCATTCATTGAGCACATTGATACTATTTGGGCTGCTGTGGGGCCTACAACGTCCACAGGTGGCCGTGTGGTGTGTCTCTCTACTGTTAATGGTATCGGTAACTGGTTTCACAAGATGTATACCCAGGCAATGGAGGGTGACAACGGATTTCACCCGATTGATATTAAGTGGAGTGAACATCCCGAATACAAAAGACATGAAGGCTTTGAGTGGCTCTATGAGCAGATGGAATCCTGTAATCCTCCAATTAATGTTGACAAGTGGGAAGAGCAAACCAGACGTAAGCATAGTTACAAAGAGTGGCTACAAGAATATGAGGCTAGCTTCTTAGGGACAGGTGAAACCTATATTGAAGGTGAGATTCTACGAAACTTAAAAGAAAATTGTAGTAGCGATTACTGGATTAAATATAACAACAGAATGCGTATTTGGGAAGATCCTCAACCCAATCATGAATATATCTTAGCTGCTGATCCTTCCATAGGCCGTGAGAGGGACTACTCTGCTTTTCACATTATTGACATCTATAATGGTAAGCAGGTAGCAGAGTTTTATTCTAATAGAACTCCTATCAATGAGTTTGCAAAAATTATAGCTAATGAGGCAAGATATTACAATACCGCATTCGTGTGCCCAGAGAGAAATGGTATAGGTAACAACCTCATATATTTCTTACAAGAAGAGCTAGAGTATGAAAACTTAGTAATGGATGATGGCCGAGACATAGGTATTTTGATCACCCAAAAAAACAAAGAGAACTTATTAGCTGATCTGGAGCATAATATCAGGTCGGGGAGAGTCCTGATTAACTCAGATAGACTGATAAATGAGCTTCTAACTTTTATTATTGACTCAGATACAGGTAGGATTAAACCAGATACTAACTGCCATGACGACTTAATTATGGCATTTGCCACTGCAATTAAGATTTTTAATGACTTAAGAGGAAATGCGTTCATAGAAAAAGCAGAAGATAAATCTTATATCCCTGAGAACATACAGAACGCTTATACATATAAGGTGAAGACATCTACAGATAACCTTACGGAAGAAAATATTAAATGGCTAATCGGAAAGTAAGAGAAGGGGCTGAGGGATTTACCCAGTTTTCTAACCCTCAACAGCCTTATAATCAAAATTATGGCTTAATTGGCAAGTTTTTTAAGAAATTCTTCGCCAGAGACGTTGAGGACGTTCGTGACGATCAGTATGTTGATCCTGTTACAAACAGAAAAGTAGCTGCTCCAAAGAATTTACAGGGCGATGCTCTTCAGCAAAAAGAAGTAATTAAGATTGCTTCTGAGTTCAACCACGAGAAGACCTTCTATCCGATATTACCTCAAATAGAGCATGATCGCAAGAAGAGATACAAAGAATATGAGGATATGGATGGATACCCAGAGATTTCCTCGGCCTTTGATATTTACAGTGATGATTGTACTCAGGAAAATATCGACGGCACACCCTGGAAGATTGTTACCGATGATGAGATGGTCAAGACTGAAATCTCTAAAATGTTTGACCAAGTCAATATGACCCGATATCTCTGGGACATCTCACGAAACGTAGTTAAGTATGGTGACATGTTCATCGAAACAATTATTGACCTTAACAATGCGAAGCGTGGCATTCAAAGAATTAAGATTCTTAATCCTGCTTATATTTTTAGAGTCGAAGATGAGTTTGGTTATTTAAGAAATTTCATCCAAGAGGTTCCAAAGAAAAATGACTACTCAACCTATGGGTCCATTGGTCCTAGGCTTGACGACACACACATGATTAATCTTGACCCAGGTCAGATTGTTCACTTTAGACTTCATACGTCGGATCCTACTCACTACCCTTATGGCAAATCGATTGCAGCAGCCGCTAGAGTTACCTATAAGAGCTTAAAGATGATGGAAGATGCGATGCTCATCTATCGTCTGGTTAGAGCGCCTGAGCGTCGTATTTTCTACATTGATACAGGATCACTGCCTGCTTCTAAGTCTGAGATGCATATCAAGAAGCAGATGGACAAGTTCAAGAAGCGGAAGAGCTACAACGCGCAAACGGGGAATATTGAGGAAAACTTTAATGCTCTCGCTGCCGATGAAGATTTCTACATTGCTGTTAATGGTAAAGGGTCTGGGACAAAGATTGATACCCTTAAGGGTGCTGAAAACTTAGGTGAGGTTGACGACGTTAAATACTTCCGAGATAAGCTGCTCGCTGCACTTAAAATTCCAAAGGACTACATTGTTGAGAAAGATCAGGGGGCAGAGAGGAAAGCCAACCTATCACAGCTTGATGTTAAGTTTGCTAGAGTTATTACTAGAATTCAAAAGTCCATCGAAATCGGCCTTGAGACACTTGCAAAGAGGCACCTGATCCTGAGGGGATTCCCTAAAGTCTTAATTGATGAACTCAAGATCAAGCTTCCTGCGCCTTCAGATATGGCAATCAAGAGGCAACTTGAGACCGACGAGCAGAAGACTAGGATTGTACAGGCTGTCAAAGGACTGGGGATCTTCCCTATGAAGAAAATCTACAAGGATTATTATCAGCTTGCTGACAATGAAATTGAAGAAATAGAAAATGGCCTACAAGAGGATATGAACAACCCAGTATTTGGTCAGGCTATGATGGCACCGGGTGGTGTTCCTGGGGGCGCCCCTGTGGAGGGAGAAGATCCTGCTGCTGCTGCTGCCCCACCACCAGTCGCTGAGTCTAAAGAACTAGATTTTAATTCCATGAAGTCTTTGGCTCTTGAGGCAGGTTGTGATGATGAATTGTTAATTCTCTTAGAATCCCTTGAGGCTAAGAAGCATTTTAACAAACAAGACGAGGAACAACAGTCTAAATAATTTTGATGAAGCTTTTATATCATGTTAACGAACCTTATTGAAAATCGTGGCAAAGAGTTCAGTAACCTAATTAAAATTGGTGATTACTTAGCTAGAACTTTAAGAGAGAACGTCGAGATGTTTGGCGTTGAGAATGGTGTGGTTACCTATCTAACTGAGAGTGGTAACGTGATTAGTGGTAAATATTCTTTTACTCCTAATCTCAAGCTTTCAAAGGTTCAGGTAGAAGACGCCAGTATCTTAGAAGACAGAAAAGTTTATGAGTCCTCTGTCACTGAAAAAGTGTCTAACCTTCTCTCAAACCTTCTGGAGGATGATTACTCAACCGCTGAAGGCTCTTTTGACAAGATCCTTTCCCTGTTTGAAGCAAAAATGTCCTATGAGAGGATCAAAAACAGGCTTCAAGAGAAAGTTGATAGGTTTGGTGAGCAAACCTCCATTGTATCCTCTAAAGAGTTTGGAAGGCTTTCAGAAATGAAGGGACAACTTGTTGAGTTCCTCAAAGAGAATAAGGACATCTTCAACACTCCTTCGATTAATAATGGTATAAAGCTTACCGCTCTTGTTGCAACTTCTTTTGACTTACCCAAAGTAAGTATGGAACAACTAAAAGAAAGCAAGATGTTTGAGGTGGTAATTAAGAATAAGGTTGATCTCTACGAGTATCTTTGCAGAAAAGAATTAGTGCAAAAAGAGATGCTGGAGGCAAAACAGTCCTTTGAAAACATTTGGGTTGATAACCAGCAGATTCAAGAATTAGCTTCAATGATCTTTGAAAATGACGAGGAAGCTGTTCGTCATCAAGTTGCACAAACAATTACTGAAGTCCCTTACTTTGCCTTAGCTACCAAGAAACAGATTTCAGAAATCTTGAAGAATTCTCTGTCGATGAATGAAACATCTGTCAAAAATCGTGATCTAAACAATTTCGCTAGCGATGTATATCGAATGAAGAAGCCTGTCAAGTCCTTTGTTATCGAGACTCTTAATGAAAAGTATGGCATCGATATTAAGAAGCTGACTGACGTTCCGACCTTTAGAAGTTTAGCTTTGACTGAGTCTGAAATACTTAAAACTTTAGCCTCAAAGACCGCTGAGGACTCCTTACTTGGTAAGACTCTTGTTGAGTTTGCTAACATTCTCCCTTCTAAAGACGGTGCTGAAACAATCGATCTGGCAGATTTCTTAAACGAAGTATTTGCTGAAGCCGAGTGCTCTGACGCACTGAACGAAGGTAGCCTCATGGACTACATGGACTTTTCTAGAGTTGCGGAGGACCTTGGTAAGATCGGGCAAGTGTTGAAGATGTTATCTCCTAAGCTTGCTGATTTAGCGGATGAGAGTGTCTCTGATCAGACAGAGGACATGGAAAAAAAGCCTGATCTGGGAACAGATGATCCCATGGACAGCGGCTCTGAGGCAAAGCCTGCTATGGATGCCAACACCGCTGCTGAAGAAGTGAAGGCAGAAGAAGCACCTGCTAAAGAAGGCGACGAAGAAAGCGACGACGAGCCTGAGGGTGACATCAAGGCTGATGAGGGTGCTCCTAAGAAAGATGAAGAAGTCTTAGATGCTTTGAACCAACTCGAAGATCTCTTATCAGGGATCCTAAAAGATGATGACGAAGACAAAGTAGACTCTGAGAAGTATAATAATTAAGGAGTTGATTAATGGCTGATAGAAAACCATTAACAATCGGCTACGACTCAAACAACAACGCAAGCAAGTTAGTTGAAGTAAACTTTAGCTCAATAGATCTGGCGGATGTAGCAAGCGTCGAAGCAACTGAGGGACAGGTGCTTGCTTTTTCAGGGGGTGTTTTCGCCCCCTCTACAGTCACTGGAGGCGGTGGAACTTCTTTTACTTGCACTGATTTATCGGCTTGCGACCACGGGATATTGGCTGGGCTTGGTGATGATGATCACACCCAGTATGTGCTGTCGGATGGAACTCGTCCAATGTCCACACTGTTTGTGGATGGTGCTTTTAGGGCAAACACGGTATCCTCTCTTAGTATATCAGGAGTCGCTTTAAATGCAACAAATGCTTCTGCATTAAATCTCACAGCAACAAACTTACACGTACCTGGGAATATTGCAGTAACTGGGACAGTTGATGGTGTAGACATTGCATCTAGAGATAGTGTATTAACCAGTACAACCACTACTGCAAATAATGCTCTGCCTAAAGCAGGCGGTGTTATGACGGGAACCTTAGATGGAACTACCCTCAACGCAACAACCAGTGTATCCTCTGCCAGCGTGTCTGCGGTAGCTCTAAACGCAACGAACGCTTCTGCATTGAATCTAACAGGTACTAATCTTCATATAACTAACTTAGGTGCGTCTAGTTTAACAGTCCCCAACATAGATGCTACTAGGGTAAACGCTATAACTGAAGTGTCCTCAGCATCTGTTAAAGGCACCAGTTTAAGATACACAAACGCTACTGGAACCAACCTTACCATAAACAGCCTAGCGGGTGTTGAAACCCTTACTGGTGGGGATTTTGGAGTCACGGTAACCAACGCTTTAACGTCAAACATTAGTGTCTCAACCCCAAGCGTTACAGGAACTACTGGCACTTTCACAACTGCGGAGATAACAGATCTTAATATCTCTAGGCTTGGGCCAGCGAATGCAGGATGTTACGTTCATGAATCAGATTGGCTTGCTGCTGGCACTAGCCCAAATGGCTTTGGGCAGTCAAATGCAGGTACAGGAGCAGGCACAGGTCAATGTTTTGATAACGATGTGATGCATCCTGATAAAGGAACTATCGGTGTTTTTGAGATTAGATCAGGAACTGACGCTTTCGGTAGATGCTTTGTAACAACTTTTAACAATGCCATAGCGGTTAGTTCGTGTGCGTTATCCTTTACAAGCAGAATCGCACCTAGCGGACTTTGGGAAGATGGAGTTAACGACGGCAAAATGTGCTTTGGAATCAGAAATGGTACAAGCAATTCTGATGCCACGTATGCCATGGAATTTCAGTATGGACAGGGTGGAGGACAGGGTGGCACTACATGGTCATCAGTGGTTACAGATAACAGCAATTCCACAGTATCTGACTCAGGTGTTGTAGTGTCGGCTCAGGAGTTTCAAGTTCTTCAGGTTAGCTGCAATGAACTCTGGAACAGAGTAGACTTCTTTATCGATGGCAACCGGGTAGCCGATTTCAACTTAGCTGACCACAATATACCAGACAGTAGATTCAACAGGCTGGGGCTTGCGTGGGCCATAAACAATGGGAATATCTATAGTACAAGTAATGTTACAAATGGTAATGAGATATTCGTAGATTGGCACCAGATTAGATTTAAACCTACCATCACCAATAGAGGGCAGGAATTAATTCAGTAACATGTCACCACGCTTAAGAGAATT